CCAGAGGTTGAAAGGCGATTGAACGCGCTAGACTATCAGTGGTTTCCCGGGGTGCGTAAATTCTGGCAGCCCCTTACCATCAGAGACAACAACTCATCGCAAACCCTGGAGGCAGCCTAGTGAATCTCATTACCGAGCGTATCGCCTATCATTCACGCAGCGACGAGTTTCACTGGTACCATCTCACCGATCTGCACGTTGGCGCGCGGGGCTGCGATGAGACGTTGCTTAAGCGTCATATCAAGATTGCCACGGACGATCCGGCGGCTATCGTCACGCTCGGCGGCGATCTGATTGACGCGATCAACCGGAAGGGCGATAAGCGCCACCTCGAAAGCACGCTTGCGCCGTGGCTCTGGGGCAAAGATGACGTGCTACAGGCGCAGCTGGATTACCTGCGTGATGAGTTTCTGACGGCGGCGCTGTGCAAAAAGGTGATTGCCGTCGTCAGTGGTAACCACGAGGGCGCGCCCGATCAGTTTCAGGGCGCTGGCCTGTACCGGCAGATCGTCAAGCACGTCGCGCAGCACAAGGGCGTGCCAGGCCCGTCAATTGCGCTCGGCTATCGCGGGTTCGTCAATCTATCATTCCGGCGCGTGGCGTCTACTGGCGCGGTTGGCTCGGGATGGAACATGCATTTGTTCATCACGCACGGCTATGGCGGCGGTAAGCTGGCGGGTGGGCACGCGCTGGAACTGGAACGCCTGTTGGGGCGGTTTGAGTGCGACGTGGCTGTGATGGGCCACCGGCATACCGAGGCGTATGTGCCGCTGGTGAGTTCGCGCATTGTCGGTAACCGGATCGTGCAAACCAAGCGCATAGGCCTGCTGATGGCGGGCTACCTCGGTGGGGGCGGCGAACAGAAGCCGGACGAGATGCCGCTGATGACCTACGACGCACTACACGGTTATTACCCCACGACGCGCGGCTGTACACCCGTGCTGATCGATCCGAACGAACGCGACTTCCTGCCCGTATTCAGCGGCGGTACTGGCGTCATGAAGCGCATACCCCACATGGGGCCGCCTGCGCCGGAACCTACGCCGCCCACCCCGCCGACGAAGCGCAAGCGCAAGCCCGCGCCGCTGGCGCTGGTGCCGAAAGACGACAAGGACGCGAAGGACAAGCCGGTGCGTAAGACGCAGAAGCGGGCCGCCTGATGACCACGCGCCGACCGTTTGACTACCGTGCGTTCCGAGACGGCTGGCGCGCGCTGGCCGCCGATCACGGCATCGACCCGCGCACCGGCCAATACGCCTACGCGGACGACGCGCGCTGGTGGGCCAAAGACCCGCTGATGTGGACAGATGCGGGGCCAGCGCATAGCTCAGTAGAACAGGCGGCGTTTGCCAGCATCGCTGCGCAGGCACGAGCGGCGGCCCACACACCTACCGCTAACGTGACACACCTCTCCAATGCAGTTGACTATTCCGATCAGCGCATGTATGAGGTGATTAATAACCCTACCGCGCTACACGATCTCCCATTACGTGAAATGCATTGGCACGAGGGGATCGGGGACTATAGCCCGCACGATCTGTCACTGGCGTTATTGCACGAGATGCGCGGTGTAGAGGTCGTTGAAATTGAGGGGTTGCGTATGGAAGTTCTTCGCAGATCGAATAGTGAAGCGAGGCCTAAGAAACGCAGCGCCGCTTAGTGCATGCCGTAATGTAAACGTGTGATATGATTAAGGTATACAGTGTAGTGCCGGTTATCTCTCGGCGCACTGGTGGGCCTGTTGAAGCTTTGGCCAGTACGTCGGCGCAGATAACCGGCACTACACTGTGCTTTAGGCGGTCAGCGGTGGGCAGTGGCATTCGGCCATGCCAGCCGCGTAAGGCGCCAAAGCACAACCGCTGCGCCCGTTCGTTCGGGGCAGACCGGGCAGGCCCACGCAACCACGTGGGCCTTACTTTTGTATCTTTCATCGCTTCGCATAGTTTCACGGAGTAAAAGGCCATGCCGTCTGCGATCAGCGTAAAGCGGATAGAAGCCGCCTTGCGCAAGGGCGGCGGCAACGTCACGAAGGCCGCCGAAACGCTCAAGATGACGCGGCGCAATCTGTACTACCGCATCGAAGCCAGCGAACACTTGCAGACCGTGCTGGTTGAAATCCGCGAGAGTACGGTTGACCTGGCGGAGGACGTGCTGCTGACGGCGCTGAAAGACAACAATCTAACGGCGGCGATCTACATCACAAAGACATTGGGCCGCGCGCGTGGGTACAGCGAACGCAACGAAATCACTGGCGCACAGGGCGGGCCGATAGAGAATGTCACTATTGAACTCACCGACGAAGAACGAACTGCGCGCGTTACGGCGTTACTTGACGCCGCACGAGCGCGCCGAGATGGATCAGTTACTCACGACGCCGCCGGTCAACCCGGCGCTTGACCCGCTGGCCTGGATACAACGTGAGTTCTACATCCCGGAGACGCGCGCGCCGCTGGTGCTGTACCCGGCGCAGCAGGTCGCGCTCCAACTGGCGTTAGCGGAGTACCCGGATGGCACGTTTCGCTATTCAACCGTCCTTTGGTCAGCCATCAAGAAATCAGCCAAGTCCACCATCGCCGCTGCCGTCGGGTTGTGGTTCGCATGGCGCAAGCCGTTGTCCTCGGTCAAGGTGCTGGGAAACGACCTGCGGCAAGCGGAAAGCCGGGTGTATGAATACATGCGCCGCGCGATCCTTCTACATCCGGAGTGGCGCAGCAGCGTGACGGTCAACCGCAATAAGATCATCCTGCCCAATGGCTCCACTATCGAAGCTATCCCGGTCGATCCGGCGGGGGAAGCGGGTGGTAATGATGATTGTGTCATCTACACCGAACTCTGGGGCTGGAAGTCAACCCGGCATCAACTGATGTGGTCGGAGACGACACTCTCACCGACCAAGTACGGGCGCAGCATGCGCTGGTGTGAGAGTTACGCGGGCTATACGGGTGATAGTCCGGTGCTGGAGGCGTTGTACGAAAGCGCCGTTACGCATGGCCAGCCCATCGGAACGGACACCGAGTGCTTTGAACGGGCGGATGCGCGCCTGTTCGCTTACTGGAATACTGTGCCGACGCTGCCGTGGCAGACACCAGCGTATTACACGCAGGAGGCGGCGGCGCTGCTGCCGACCGAGTTCAATCGGCTACACCGCAATCAGTGGTCGGCACCGATGGAGGCGCTCATCCCGATTGCATGGTGGGACGCCTGCGCGGGTACCGTGCCTGCGCCGGGGCAGTATCAGGCCACCGTTGTCGGGATCGATGCGGCGGTGACGAATGACTGTTTCGCAATCGTCGCTGTCACACGCAACGGCGATCAATTTGAGGTGCGTTATGCGCGGGCGTGGACGCCTAACGGCGGGCGGATCGACTTCGCTGAACCGGAGGCCGAGCTGCGCCGGTTAGCGGCAACCATGCAAGTCGCTGAGTTCGCATACGACCCGATGCAGATGGAAGACATGGCGATGCGCTTGCGTAACGCGGGCGTGGGCCACTTCCGCCCCTTCCCACAGGGCGGGGATCGGCTGATTGCGGACAAGGGGTTATACGACGTGATCCGCGACCGGCGCATCCTGCACGATGATTCACCGCTGCTGCGCGAACACCTGATGAACGCCAGCGCGAAGGCGGAGGGGGATAAGCTGCGGATCGTCAAGCGGCGCGAAGGTGATAAGATTGATGCGGCGGTCGCGCTGAGCATGGCGGTCGCGCGGGCGCGGTATCTCAATATTGGATAGCGGGGTGGCGGATGCTTGACAGAACCGATCTGAACCGCATACGCCGGGAGTCCATTCAGGACAAACCAAGATACCCCGCCGAGGGCATGCCCGCCGGTGGGGACATCTTCTTTTTCAGCGACCGCGATGCGCTGCTGCCCCCGTGGGGGACGCAGGCGCGTGAACTGGCGCTGCGCAGCCTGTATCGCCATCCGCTGAACTGGTTATTCCAGTCAGCGGTCGCCGGGCTGATTAAGAAGGTCAAGAGCGCGCCGTGGAATATCACGGGGGCGCGCCGCGTTCCGTACTATCAGGAGCTGCTGCGCCAGGCCGACTTCGGCGCGGGCTGGGACGTCTTCCTTTCGAAGGTGCTGCTGGATTATCTGCGTCAGGACAAGGGCGCATTCATCGAGATCGTTGCGCCTGGTTCTTCCGACAAGCCGCTGCGCACCGCCGCCACCGGACTAGCCTATCTGGATAGCATCGCCTGCACACTCACCGGCGATCCGGAGTTTCCGGTCGTCTATCAATCGCGCAACGGCCTTCTGCATGCGCTCCACTACACGCGCGTTATCCGGCTGGTGGATATGCCCGATGGCGACCAGCGGCGACCCGGCTACGGCCTGTCGGCGCTGTCTCGCGCTACGGCCATCGTCTACCAGTCGATCTACGCCAACGCTTACACCATCCAGAAGCTGGATGATAACCCGCCGCCAGGGATCGTGATCGCGTCAAACATCAATAGCGCCAAACGCGAGCAGGCGCTGGCAGCCTATACCACCGAACAATCCACCAGTGAGCGTCCGGTCTGGGGTAAGACGCTTTGGATGTATTCGGTCGACCCCGCACAGCCCGCTAAACTGGATTACACGACCTTCTCACAAGCCCCGGAAGGGTGGGACTTTGAGAAGTACACGCAGGTACAGGTCAACGCAATCGCGCTGGCGCTGGGCGTGGATGTCCAGGAGCTATGGCAACTGACCGGCGGGGCGCTGGGTAGCGCCGGTCAGTCGGAAATCCTGCACGCGAAATCGCAGGGGCGCATGTTCGGCGATCTGCTCAAGATGATCGAACGGCGTATCAATGACGTCCTGCCGCTGTCGCTCGAATTCACGTTTGAGCGCAATGACCCATACGACCAGCAGCAGCACGCCGACACCGCCAGTAAGTGGGCGGCGTTCATCACTTCAATCGGTGACGTGGCGACGGCGGATGAGAAGCGGGCAATCCTGGCCGCCAACATCCCGGCGTTTGCCGAGGCCACGCTCGACCCCTCCGGGCGGTTGATCACGCGCACGGACGCTGATGCGCAGCCGGTGGTGGAAGAGGATATGAGCGCCGATGACAGCACCGAGACTCCCACGACCGAGCCAACGCAAACACCGACGGTTTCAATGGTGGAAGCGGCGGATGAGACTGCGAAGGCGCGCGCCGGGCTGAAAGCGATCCAGGCCACACGCCTCGACTTTGAAGGTGACTTTAACGACCTGCTGGCGGGCGCGCGGGATGATGATCTGACACGCCGCCGGTTCGGGCTGGTGCTGCGCGATCTCATCCGTAAGTACGGGCGCGAAGCCTATCTGGATGGCCTGTCCGATGGCGGGGTGGACGCAGAACGCAAACTGGAAGGGGATGACCTGAAGGCCTATCAGGACATACTTATGAAACAATCCAGTTACGTCACGAACATCGGCGCGCAGTTGTATCGCGGTGGCGGGGTGAGTGACGCCGAAGCCGACTTGAAGGCTGACCTGTGGTTTAATAAGTCGATCAGCCCGTTTTACGACGCGGGCCGCCTGAGCGCCGATGGTAACGGCATGTATGAGTTCGCCGGTGACGATGGCGCGGAGTCCTGTACGGACTGCCAACGGCTGAAAGGTCAACGCCACCGTATGAAGGACTGGGCGCGCAAGCAATTGCGCCCGCGTGTCGATACGGCGCAGTTTGACTGCGGTGGCTGGATGTGCCGTCACATATTGACAAAGACGACTGAGCGCGCACGCGGCAGTTGGTAGGGAGGCTCCGATGGATGTAAATGCACTCGCTGAAAAGCTGGCCTCATGGTTCGGCCAGTCGAAGGACACGCCCGCCGCCAGCGGTTTCAAGGCCGCCGGTACGCACTGGTTCGCGTGGTGGTCAAATAACCTTGAAGACCTCGAAGGTGAGTTCTTCAGCAGCAAGGCTATCGATGAATACGTGATGCGGGTAGACGTGGGGGCGGTTCCTTACCCGGAACTCTGGTACTGGCACACGCCTGGCACGCGCCACGGCGTAGCAGAGTGGGTCAGCCGGATCGGACACTTCGCGGTCGCCGCCGGTTCATTCGATGACACACCGGCGGGCAAGGCGGCGCAGGAGCACTACGCCAAGTCGAAGCCCGGCTACGGCATGTCGCACGGTTTCACCTACGATCCAACGCAGAAGGCCGATCAGGTGTATCACCAGTTCAATACGTTCGAGTTGTCTGTGCTGCCCGCATCTGCGGCGGCCAATCCCTACACTACGTTTGAGGAGGTCAAGGCCATGAAGATGTCAGACCAGAAGCTTGCCGGTCTGAAGAAACTGTTCGGTGATGAACTGGCCGCGCAGTTGATTGAGGACACGGAAACCAAGTCGGCGGCGGTCGATCAGTTGGACGTCCGCTACAAGGATTTTG